CACAACCAGATTTTTCATTATTTAAAGAACAACCAGTATTTTCTAAATCATCACTTAATATTCCATCTATCGAATCATTAGACGACAATCATTCAGCCAAGAAGTATATCATCAATAGAAAGATTCCAAAAACAATGTGGAATCAAATCTATTATGCAGATGATTTTCTCAAGTTTTGTGATGATACTTTTCCTGATCATGGCAAAAATCTAATCAAGGAAGAAGCTCGAATTGTTCTTCCATTCTATGATACAAATAATGTCTTGATTGGTGTCCAAGGTCGTGCTATACTCAAGAATTCCAAAGTAAAATATATCACAATCAAATCCAATGAAAATGTACAAAAAATCTATGGTCTAAATAGAGTATATTTCTCCCAAACAATCTATGTCGTTGAAGGGCCAATCGATAGTATGTTCCTACCTAATTCTCTGGCTATGATGGATGCTTCACTCTATTCTGTAGTGTCTCAATTAGGACCACATGATTATGTCATGGTATTTGACAATGAACCAAGGAATAAAGATGTATGTAAGCATATTGGTAAAGCTATTAAATTAGGCCAAAAGGTTTGTATTTGGCCTTCCGACATCAAAGAAAAAGATATCAATGATATGGTGTTAGCTGGATATGATGTAAAAGGTATCATAGACTCTAATACATATAAGGATCTAACTGCTGAATTGAAGTTTCAAACCTGGAAAAAATGTGAGGTATAATATGTACTATGCTAATGTAATTCTCGATTCTGTGAACAAAGAATACAACAAATCACGTATCACAACATTTGAAATCTGCGCCCCCAGATTCCTTCTAGCTGAAATCAATACCCATCGTGTCCTAACAAAATCTGCTGCATCATCACGAGCCATTCCTATTAAAAAACGTATTGATATGGTTCGTCAATCACCATTCATTCCAGAGGCTTTCGGTAAGAACAAGCCAGGAATGCAAGCTGATGAAAACTTGGACGAAGACACCAATACCAAGGCCACTATCGTATGGAAAAATGCTATCAATTATGCTCTCACATTTGCCGAAGAGATGGTTGATCTAAATGTGCATAAACAACAGGCCAATCGTCTTTTAGAACCATTTTGTTTTTATAATGGCGTTATCACAGGAACTGAATGGGAGAACTTCTATAATCTTCGTCTTCATCCAGATGCCCAACCAGAATTCCAAAAATTGGCTAAGCTGATGAAGGATGCACACGATGCCAGTATTCCTGTCGTGCGCAATCATCACCTTCCTTATGCCGATACGATGAATGATCTAGTGGTTGCATTCAAGGTATCTGCTGCTCGTTGTGCTCGTGTGTCTTACAAAACCTTCGACGGGAAAGTAAGCAATTATGAAGACGATCTAAATCTTTGTGAGTCACTGATCAAGGGTGGACATATGTCGCCTTTTGATCACCAAGCTATCGCAGACACGACCTATATAGAAGACGATTTGCGTTACTGGAAAAAACCTCGTCTTCATCGTCAATACTATGGTTGGATACCAAATCGAGTATATATTGAACGTATGAATGGAATGACACAACCACGTAATTCATACGATCCAATCCCCAATACATAAACAATTCACTATCTTTAGGAGTATTATATGCCAAGCAATTATTTTCCCTCACTTTACCAAGAATTCATCCATCTTTCCAGGTACTCACGATGGTTGCCAGATGAGAACCGTCGTGAAACCTGGGTAGAGACTGTTGATCGGTATTTCAATTTCTTCGATGAACATTTGAGGGACAATAACAAGTTCAATCTAGACAAGAAGACTCGTGATGAGCTTCGTGAGTCTGTTCTTAATCTAGAGATCATGCCTTCGATGCGTTGTCTTATGACTGCTGGTGAAGCTCTCAAGAGGGAAAATGTTGCTGGCTATAATTGCTCCTACGTGGCTGTCGATAATCCACGAGCATTTGATGAGATCCTTTATATTCTTATGAACGGAACTGGTGTTGGGTTTTCTGTTGAATCCAAATTTACAGAACAATTGCCTATGGTCGCAGAAGAATTCTATGATACTGATACTACAATCCTAGTAGCAGATTCTAAGTTGGGTTGGGCTAAGTCATTGAAAGAACTAATTCATTTGCTTTATGTTGGTCAGGTTCCTAAGTGGGATGTCTCAAAGGTTCGTCCTGCGGGTGCTCCTCTCAAGACTTTTGGTGGTCGTGCTTCTGGTCCTGATCCACTTGTTTCTCTATTCAAGTTCTGTGTTACTACATTCAAAAAAGCAGCAGGTCGCAGGCTCACCACACTGGAATGTCACGATATCGTCTGTAAGATTGCCGAGATTGTAGTTGTTGGTGGCGTTCGTCGTTCAGCACTTATTTCACTATCAGACCTTTCAGATGATCGTATGCGTATGGCCAAATCTGGTGAATGGTGGAAAGATAATGTTCAACGAGCTTTAGCAAATAATTCATTCGTAGCCAAGGAAAAAATTGACGTTGGCATTTTCATGAAAGAGTGGTTATCTCTTTATGAGTCCAGGTCTGGTGAACGAGGTATCTTCTCACGTACAGCATCACAAAAGCAAGCAGAGAAGTTTGAACGTCGTAACCCTAATCATGACTTTGGTACAAACCCCTGTTCAGAAATTATTTTGCGTTCTCGTGAGTTTTGTAATCTAACAGAAGTCGTGGTTCGTGCTTCTGATACTCCAGAAACACTACAACGTAAGATCAAACTTGCCACTATTCTTGGTACTATCCAATCAACACTAACCAACTTCAAGTATATCTCCAAGAAGTGGAAAGAGAACTGTGAAGAAGAAAGACTATTAGGTGTATCATTGACTGGTATTACCGACAATGGATATACTAATGGAAAGATAGGATCACTAGAACAAACACTTGAAACTCTTAGAGAAACTGCTGTAAAAACAAATAAAGAATGGTCTAATAAGATTGGTATTCCACAGTCTGTTGCCATCACTTGTGTTAAACCTTCTGGAACAGTTTCACAATTAGTTGATTCTGCTTCCGGTATCCATGCTCGCCATGCTCCTTACTATATTCGTACAGTTAGGGCAGATAAGAAAGATCCATTAGCCAAGATGATGGTTGATCTTGGGTTTCCAGTTGAAGATGATGTAACAAAACCAGACCATACATATGTTTTCTCTTTTCCAATGAAAGGTCCAGAAAATGCTATATACAGAAAAGATATGTCGGCTATTGAACAGTTAGAACTTTGGTTAACATATCAAAGGCATTTCTGTGAACATAAACCATCTATTACTGTTACTGTTAAAGAGGAAGAATGGCCAGAGGTTGGTGCATGGGTATGGAATCATTTTGATGAAATGAGTGGTGTATCATTCTTACCATTCTCGGAACATGTCTATGCGCAAGCACCATATCAGGACTGTACCAAAGAGGAATACGAAATACTGGCTGCCAAGATGCCTAAGAATATTGATTGGACCAAGTTGGCTGATTATGAGAAGACGGACACCACAGTAGCTTCTCAAGAATTAGCTTGTTCGGCTGCTGGTGGTTGCGAGATAATTTAAGAGGAAAGTAAATGTCAAAGGAAATAGAAAACAAAGAATGTTCAGAATGTGAATCAGCTTTTCGGCTGGTTTACAATCTGGACGACACTTCTGGATATCCCAAATTTTGTTGTTTCTGCGGTTGCGAAATGTATAATGATGAAGAAGAACCACATAACGAAGAAGATGATTCCTAAGTAAACTATATACTCTCATTAAAATATGGGAGTATATCTCTATGTGGCTATATAATGATCAAGAATTCACAGAGAATATGATTGGTGATCACGTCGGTTTTGTATATCTGATCACCAATGAAACAAACGGTAAAAAATATATTGGAAAGAAATTATTCACCAAATCCAAGACCTATCAGAAAAACAAAAAGAAAAAACGAACACGGGTATCATCCGATTGGATCACTTATACAGGTTCTAATGACCAACTGAATGAAGATATCAAAGCAGGCCATAGTATAACTAAAACTATACTTCATTTATGTAAATCAAAAGGATGGTGTTCTTACCACGAAACTAAAGAAATACTAGTAAGAGACTGCCTGTTACTTGACGAATACTATAATTACTGGGTGTCCGCCAAAATTCGTAGGACTCATCTCAAATCTGCATAGCAGACCCTTCAAAAAAACATAACTTTCTGCTTGACATCTCTCCTCCAGTGATGTAATGTGTCTCTAATGATGACAACGGAGACAAACATGATGACCAAGGATCAAATTGTTGACCGTATGGTACACTGGGTTGGTAGTAAAGTTGTTTCACTAATACTTGAAAATTATGAATGGAATCAAAAGACCCAACAATGGGAACTTATTGATAATCTAGATATTCGTGCTGATGAAGCCGAGTATTATGCACAATTCGGGTGATCAATGCTAATCTATACACATCAACGATCAAAAAAGAAAAAGAAGAACACATCCAAAAGGTTTATGGAGTTACAAGCCGAACATCGTAAGTTCCTTGCTTCTATGGGTGTCAAGCCTGTGAAGCGAGGATCTTTGCGTGGTCATTCATCTAACTGGTCCGATCTATCTGTCAAACAAATAAATGCATCTACATCTAATACCATTCCAGGTAATGGCACCAAGTCTCCAGATATGTCAAAAGCACAATTTGCAAAAGATAACTTTGCTCTGGTGCCTGCCTATAATAAAGGCCCCATACAACCTATGACCAAAGATGATCTCAAATCAGGAGCAGGTAGAAAGCTATGAATAAATATATAATCTATAGTCGAGACAACTGTCCTTGGTGTGTTAGAGCTAAAGAACTACTTGAATCGAAAGGACTGCCTTATGAAGAACTCAAACTTGGAGTTGATTATGACAAGGAAGAACTACGATCTAAACTGGGTGGAATTGAACGTCTTACTGTGCCACAAATTTTTTATGAAGGGAATTACATTGGTACTTATGAAGCTTTGCGCAATTTAGCAGAAAGCAATCAACTGTGAGACTCAGAGATAACCCACTACTGTATCTGACAATTTTTTATTTTCTTACCAGATTCATCTATTTTTTAATCTTCCTACAATTAGGTCTTTTCATTTTTTTCTATCCAACGTATAGTTTGTCCTTGACATATTACCTGTCCTGTATTATTATATGGTTATGTGAGGAATATGTACTGTCGTATCTGAATAGTATCAACTTTCGTGCCAAGGACTACCTAAATGACCTATGATGGAGAATTCAACATGTCTCGTGAAGAACTAAAGACCCGTCTAAAGGATGTAATCGCTACTGTAACATTTGAGAAAAAAGATGGCACTCTACGTCAAATGAGGTGCACTCTCAAAGAATCTTATCTTCCTACTTTTGTTGAACAAGAAAAGAATGGTCGCAAGGAAAATCTTGATGTCCTGCCTGTATGGGATATTGATGAAGGTGGTTGGCGTTCTTTCCGACTCGATACAATTAAATCTGTTTCATTTACATAAGGAGAATATGAATGTCACATCCGCACAAAAATCGCCCAAGAACTGGCCGAAGGAAGATTGGATCCAAAAAGCGTAAAGCAAGAAGCAATAGGAAGAAGTAATGACACACGTTTATATTGTTCTTATTGGTTATAATTTTGAAGGCACAGAAATTGATAGTGTATGGTCTTCACAAGAAAGAGCAAATAAACGTAAAGAACAATTAGAACAAAGAAAGCAGGGCGATTATATCCTGCTTCAAGTTTTTCCTATTGATAAAGGAGATTTAGATTGAGCGCAGATAACGGAACATACATTCTTCAAACAACTGGAAGTGATGGTCCAGAATTCCGTGTTGTTCATTGTCAAGCCATTGATAACATTTATGGCCAATTCATTGAAAGCACCGGCACATGGTCACCAGATCCTAAAATGATTGTTGAGTATTTTGGTGAATCTAAAGTGTTCACTAATCTTGAAGAGGCATGGGATGAAGCATTTTCTATTGAAGAATCATATGATTGGACAGAAGATGGTGCATGTTTGATTCCTGATTTTTCACAGTATCATTTTAGTGATTTTGTTGAGCAATCCAAGCATAGCTGATATGTTGGATTGCATAGCTTTCTTGCTTGACAGATGATTGTCCATGATGTAGTATGCTCTAGAAATCAAGAGATGAGAGACACATGGCCCGACTAACTTCAATTGATGAAAGGTATGTAGGAGATGAGCCGACTATATCTGGGACTTCTAGTCGTAGTGATCTTATTCACGCTTACAATTGGTACAACTATTTCTTTGATGTAGATGCAGCTAAAGGTTTTGTTATATCTTACCTCAAAAGTAAGAAAGCCAACAAGACTGTCTTAGCTCGTGTTGCTCAAATAGATCCTAACAAACTTATGAACATCGGATGGAACTGTCGTATTCTTTTGAATGGCGGCAATCTACCCGATGACATCAAAGAAAGTTTTGGTAACAGGCTTCAGGAACTTATCAATGCAGTAAAGCCTAAGAAGGCTATTGCAGAAGTAAGCACCAAGCCTGTTATTTCTGTTCAAGAGAGGATTGCTAATAGAGCACAGGAACTTATTGCTGATCTTGAGGATCAAATTGATATCTTTGTTATCGATGGCAAAAATGATTTTGATCCTGCTGCATGGTTCAGGTCACAATCAATTAAAGGTCCTGTTTCTAAGAAAATTGCAGACTATTATAAACCTCTATATGATGAGGTCTTTGATGCTGTAGAGGACCGTAATGAAAATGCAGTCCAATACTATAAGAGATGGAAAAAAGCTAAACTCAAAAAATATATGGAATTTATCAAAAGTATTATCAGTGCTGCTGCTGTCAATGTTGAAGCAACCAAACTTGCCCGCAAACCACGTAAGAAAAAGGTAAAGCCAGCATCACAGATCGTATCTAAAGTCTCTTATAAAAAAGAAGATACTGAGTATAATATCAAGAGTGTTGAACCTAAAGATATTGTAGGATCTCAACAGGTGTGGTTGTTTAATACCAAATATCGATCATTGACAGTACTTTATTCGATGAGTGCCACTGGATTATCGGTCAAAGGAACCACAATCATTGGTTTTGATGATAAATCTTCTGAAACTAAGGTTTTGCGTAAACCAGAAACTTATCTACCATTGATTCTCAAAGAAAGTAAGAATGGACTTAAGAAAATTATGACAGACTTAAAGAGTAAAAACAAAGTAGCAAAAGGTCGTCTAAATAATGATGTAATAATCTTAAGGACTATCAAATGAAAGATGAAAATATTCTGCAGTTTCCTAAAGATAAAATATTTCGTGAACGATTACCAGATTCTGAACAAATCAAAAAAATGAAAGAAAAAGGACTGCAGAATTTTGCTGATTATCTATCATCTGATATAACTGATAACATTCTACACGATTTAGGCAATTACGGTATTGATATAGAAGAAGATTCTTTTCTCAAAGATTTTTATTTTGCCACAATGATATTAGATGCAGCTATATATAGAAGTTTACAAATAGAACATCCTATGCACGAATACATAAATGCACATGTGGAAGTTATGAATAAAGAACCTATTGACAAGACCTGATTTGCCATATATACTCCTATAAACACAATGAATGGAATATGAAATGATACTCGTGGACTTAAATCAGGTTTTGATTTCTAATCTGATGCAACAGATCAATAGTGATCCAAAAATGAAGATTGAGGAGAACTTAGTTAGGCACATTGTTCTCAACAGTCTTAGGTCATATAGCAAACAATTCAAATCCAAATTCGGTGATATTGTAATCTGCTGTGATAGTAAGAAATATTGGCGCCGTGATATTTTCCCTTTCTATAAGATTCATCGTAGAAAAGATCGTGAAAAATCTGACTTTGATTGGAATCTTATTTTTGAGACATTGAACAAAATTCGTGATGAACTGAAACTATATTTCCCTTATCGTGTACTTGAAGTTGAAGGTGCCGAGGCTGATGACATCATTGGTGTATTGGCAGGTCGTTTTGCACCACATGAGGATGTATTGATTTTATCTTCGGATAAAGACTTTGTTCAGCTACAGAAATATGAGAATGTTCAGCAATATAGTCCTATTCTCAAGAGGTTTATCAAGACAGATAATCCTAAGATGTATATTCGTGAGCATATTATCAAAGGTGATCGTGGTGATGGAGTACCTAACTTTCTATCACCAGATAATGTTTTTGTAGTCGGAGAAAGACAGAAAAACATAAATAAGAAGAAGCTTTCAGAATGGATTAGAACTGATCCTGAAAGCTTTTGTACCACTGATCTGATGAAGAAAGGATATAAACGAAACCAAATGCTGGTTGACCTTGATTATATTCCAGAAGAACTAAAGTCTAAGATCGTGAGTGCATATGATACAACAAAGCCAAATAGTCGAATGAATATGTTGAACTATATGGCAGAAAAAAAACTAAAGAATCTAATAGCTATTGCAGATGAGTTTTAAACAATGATGAAAAATATATATGAAATCTTAGAAGAAGTAGAAAAAGCAAAGTCAAGAGAAGATCGAATTGCTATCCTTAGATACAATTCCACTTGGGCCCTACAAAATGTACTAAAAGGTGCTTATGATAGTTCGGTACAATTCACTGTAGATAAAATTCCACAATATAAGGCATCCGATGCTCCTCCAGGGTTAGGATATACTTCTATTCACCAAGAGCTAGGCCGTGTCTATCTTTTTGAAAAGAATAATCCTAAAGTAAATTCAAACCTAACTGAAAAACGTAAAGAGCAAATTCTTATCCAAATTCTTGAGTCTCTAGAGGCCAAAGAAGCTAATGTCTTTTGTAACATGCTCTTGAAAAAGCCACTGTGTAAAGGACTTAGTTATAACGTGGTCAAGGAAGCATTTCCTGACCTTATCACATAAACTGTAAAGGAAAATAATAGGTAATTTACATGCCAAAGAACACTAAAATGAATAGCTATGATCTAGATGATGAATATGATGATGAATACCGTAAGCCCAAGAAAAAAGATTCTCCACGTAGACGACAAGTCAAAAATTGGAAAAAAGCCTGGTCAAATAACCAAGACCGTTATGATGAGATAGACGATTTCTATTCTAAGTAGTTCTACTATAGCTATGCAGTGATGGCATAGCAGGTATGCAGGAATAGTTGTTGCATCTGGTCATGGTTGCTGTATGATGTAGCCATGATGAAACGAACCCGCAAACGCAGATCAGACACAAAGCACCTGGTGTACCGACTCCAGGTCAAGTCTCTGGTCTACATCGGTGTTACCTACATCGAAAAATCAAACACCAAGAAAAGTCTAGCACGTCGTTGGCGAAAACACGTCCGGCGTGCCTTCAATGAAGGTCTCAACTGGAAGCTGTGTGAAGCAATTCGAAAACATGGCCCAGAGGCCTTCATTGTTGAGGTTGTAGAGGTTGTTCGTGGTAAGGTTGCTGCTCATACTCTGGAACGTGAGTTGATCAAGCAACTTAAACCTAAACTCAATACAGATGTGAGGTAAAGATGCGAAAAGTTATGATTGAAGAACTGGAAGGTCGGTTTGTAGTTACATGTTTTGTGGACGGGTTGTATGATCACGAGATGGAATTTGAGTCCGAGAAGCCTGCCGAATACTATGCAGCGTTGTATATGGCTAGTAACTGGCGAAGATCAAATGCACCATCCAGTCTAGCTATAAACTGATACTCCAACTAAGCCCTTGAAAAACAAGGGCATTTTTTTTATATAAATCAATGAGTTATCCAGGATTGCGTCCTCCACGAAATCCGAGACGCCAAGAGTGCTATGACACCATCGTTTGCAACAGTCATGCATAGATCAAGGGTCAGCTATGCAGGAATAGTTGTTGTATTCTCCATTGGACAGTATATATTATCCACATGATGACAACGGAGAGAGCAATGATCACTTTCAAACAAGACGGCAGCAAGTCTGGTCTTCCCTATGAGGACACTGTAAAGCTTGATTCTATGCTCAAGTTCCTGAATGCTAAGATGTACGAACAAGACAAGAAGGATCTTCCTGGCTTGTGTAAGGATGGTCCCTATCGTGTCGTGACTGCTGAGCCTGGTCGCAAGTACATCAAGCTTGTGGTTACATCTGGTGGTTCACGTTCTGTTTACTGCTTCCTTGATATGGACGGTAATATCTACAAGTCAGCTACTTGGAAAGCTCCTGCTAAGCATGTTCGTGGTTCAGTGTTTGATGAGTCCTATAGCTGGGGTAAGGCTCTGGGTATGTATGGTGCTGCTTACCTTCGATAGTTATGCATTGGGTGCAACTGAGCTATGCAGGAATAGTTGTTGTGTCTTCCATTGGTACCTGTATAGTGTCCACATGATGACAACGGAGACACCAATGTTCACTTTGACAGAAGCTTACTGTATGTATATGGGTAGCTTTACTCGTTATCCTATCAATAGTGATAATCTTCCTCAGTCCATATCAAGTATTAAAGACCTCGAGGACAGTAAAGATTCTATCTATAATGCATTGACTAAAGCAACCGGTGGTTTTCCTCCAAAAGTACTCAAATTTATACATCAGGAGCCTATTGATATTGTGTTGCCTGATGGTAAAACTATCTCTATTAAAGAGAAGCTGGTTATATCTGCTTGTGGTATAACTGTGAGCTATGCATTATCATCGTAACAGATATGCAGGAATAGCAGTTGCACCACGTCCATCACTATGCTAATATCTTCCTACGATAGAGACAAACAGAGAGAGACACGACTATGGCTTACATGAACCAAGAGCGCAAAGCTGAACTGGTTGCCGCTGCTAAGAAGGTCCTCAAGAAGTATGATGTCAAGGCAACCTTTTCTACTGAGCGTGGATCGATCAATTGTAACATCAAGTCTGGTCCAATTAACTTCATTAAGAATTATAACGAGACTATTGCTTTGAGTCCATATTATACGGCAATGTCTCGTGGTACGGAAGTTAAGGATTATATGCAGGTGAACGTGTATCACTACCAGAACCACTTCACTGGTAAAGCCAAGTCTTTTATGCATGAGTTGATCCTTGCTCTCAACAAGGGTAATCATGATAACTCGGATATCCAGACCGACTATTTTGATGTTGGTTGGTATGTCCACGTGAATGTTGGTAAATGGAATAAACCTTATCAGGCTATTCCTTAAGGAAAGAGAGGGGGGAAATGAACATGACATTGACCAAAGAACAACTGGCAGTTATCTATAAACGTCCTTCCCACTCTAAAGAAGAGATGCGCAAACTTATCCTGGAGAACCTGAATAATCTGCCTCAGGAAAAGATTGTTGTTTGTCCTCCTTCTAAGAGTCGAAAAATCCGTTGACACACATCCTATAGTGTGCTAAGGTAACAATCGTTCAAACAACTAGGAAAACAAACATGCCTAAGAAAACTGGTTTTGAAGTTCGTGGTGAGTTTCTGGCTCTCCAGCTTTTTGATGTCGTCGGTAAGTCTGTAACACCTGATGAGATCAATAAGCATGTTGGTCGTGGCGACTATGCAGCAAAGTATATGTCCTTCCTTCGTGGTCGTCATGGCTTTGAGTTTACCGTAACCAAGAATGGTCGTAGTGTTCTGCATTACACTCTGACCAAAGAGCCTGCAAATGCTGCTGATGTTCGTGCTAAGGCTACTGCAGTTAAGCCTGTCAAGCCTGCTAAGGTAAAGGCAGTCAAGACTGTTGAAACGACAGAAGTGCCAGCAATGCCAGCAGTCAAGGCTCCAGCTAAGAAGCCTAAGGTTATCGTGACCCACACTGATGAGGACGATGTACCTGTGATGGATCGTGGTCGTAAGTCGTCCAAAAAGACTGATGAGGTTGAAGCCACGTTTGGTTCGTCCGGTTCTGTCGGTTCCTACTCTGTAGATGCCGATTGGGACAGCACTGACGGAATCAATATCAAGCATCTAATTTAATGAATAGTCCTTGTATCAAAGTTTGTAAGATTCCACCCGGATCAGTTTACTGTTCCGGGTGTTTCCGTACCATTGACGAAATTAGGCTATGGTCCACCTTGACAGATATACAAAGACAAAATATAATGTACATATTGGAGAAACGTCGTGCAGAGGAAACCAAGAAAAATCAGGAGTGCCCTGGTTCTATTCAAACGTGATACTCCATTTAAACCCAAGATCGTGAAGTCCAAGAAAATATATACGAGAAAAAGGAAACATCGTAATGAAAAAGACTGAACTAATCGAATCAATCCTTGAGAGTGCTGAGCTACATGATATCATGGATAAAATCGCATCACTCACTCTAAAAGATTCTGCTGATCTTTGTGTAGAGACTATTTTAGACACAAGACGCCGAATTGCAGAAGATGGACCTAAAGAATTTTGGCTCCAAGATATCGAAGATTGTATGACTTCATATCGACATTTGGCTTATTGTTATCATTATTATACAGCCGAAAATTTACCAACAATTGAAGAAAGGCTAAAGAAGTGAATATCTTTTATATCGACAAAAATCCAATCAAAGCTACTGAATTCATGGTCGATTCCCATGTGGTTAAAATGATCCTTGAGAGTTGCCAATTGCTATCCACTGCCCATCGTATTCTTGATGGAGTGCCAGTAAAAGCTAAAACAAAGACTGGTCGTAATGTTACAAGATATAATCTACCTGATTTTCGTAATGTAACCCTCTATCAAGCTACACATATCAATCACCCATCTTCTGTATGGTGTCGCCAGAATGTGGAGAATTACCAGTGGCTTCATAATCACCTTATGGCTCTATTGAATGAATACACCTATCGTTATGGTAAAGTTCATAAATGTACCAATGTAGCAGTAGCTCTATATCAGGTACCAAATAATATTCTTCCCGGTAAGTTTACTGATCCAACACCTGCCATGAAGCCAGAGTTTTTGATTGGTAATGATTCTCTCAAGAGCTATCGTAATTATTATATTAACGGCAAGTCACATTTGCACAGGTGGACCAAACGAGATAAGCCAAGTTGGATGGCAGCATAAATAAAAAATCTTTCGTGTTTTTACGAGAGTATATCTGTCAACAATAAAAGGAAAAATCAAATGTCAGTTGTCAAGTCTGTAATCTTAGCGGGGGCCATAATGCTCATGCTAGGAACAACCAGCAATATTACATTTGCAGATTCACTTGCAATTAGTAAAGCAGAATCTTATATGGGAATGCATGAACGCAAAAATCGTGGCTCAATCAAAGAGGTAACAAAGGTTGATCCAGCACGAGTGCCATGGTGTGCAGCTTTTGTTAATGGTATTCTCAAACAACTTGGCCTTTCTGGCACCAATTCAAATATGGCCAGAAGCTTTACTAAATATAATAGTCCTACCAAGAATCCAACAAAGGGTGACATTGTAGTATTTTCACATCATGTTGGATTCTTTGAAGGATTCGTCAAAAAGGGAAATCGAACTATGGTTGCTGTATTGGGTGGTAATCAAAGCAATCGTGTCAAAGTTTCGTATTTTCCGGTGAGTAAAGTTTTATCATACAGAAAGGTTTAGTAATGGCAATATACACGTTCAGAGACAAGAAAACTAAAAAAGAGTACGATATCAATATGCCTATGTCAGAGATCCAGGCATTTGAACAGAAGAACACTCATCTTGAACGTGTATATACCAAAATGAATATTGTCGATCCTGCTGGTATTGGAGTTTCAAAACCACCTTCTGATTTTTCAAAACATGTGTTAGGAAGAATCAAAGCTAATAATCCACATAGTGAGATTGGAAACGGTAGATGGAAAATTCCTAAAGAAGTATGATTAAACAAATAAACAAATCAAATCTAAGCAAGAAACAGAGAGGTGGTCCTATACGAAGGACTGCCTCTTTTGTGTTTAAAGGAGCTAATATGGCCAAGAAGAAGAATAAGCAACAAACCCAGAATGCTCAAATCAAGAATCATTTTGAACTAAGAAAAATATCTCCATTAACAACCAATCAACAAAGGACATTTGATGCATATGACAAAGGACAAAATCTTATTCTTCACGGATTTGCGGGAACTGGGAAAACTTTCATTTCATTATATTTGGCTTTAGAAGAAGTATTAGATTCATCACCAATTTATGATAAAATTATTGTTGTTAGATCAGTAGTGCCATCACGAGATGTTGGTTTTCTTCCTGGTAATATCAAAGAGAAGACCAGAGTTTATGAAGAACCTTATAAAGAAATTTGTGATGACCTTTTTGGTCGGGGTGATGGTTATGATATATTGAAGATGAGGAATATTATTCATTTTACCACCACATCATTTCTTCGTGGACTAACCTTTAATAATGCCATTGTAATTGTGGACGAACTCCAGAACATGACATTTGGTGAGTTAGATACAGTGATGACACGACTTGGAGATAGATCAAAGATTATCTTTTGTGGTGATTTCAGACAGACAGATTTGACCAACGAAAAAGATAAGAGTGGGTTATTAAGTTTCATAAATATAACTAAACGCATGAACCGATTTGAATATATCGAGTTTGAAAAGACTGATATAATTCGGTCAGGTTTGGTTAGAGATTATATAATCCAAAGAACAGAGATGGGAATATGATTTATTCTTTAAGAGAATTTATAGAAAATATAATTGTAGAAAATTTGCACCCTGAGTTGAAGTCTATTGTAACTCAACCGACAAAATCTTTTGGCACATCTAAACAAGCTCAATTGGCGAAAAAAGTTAAAGAACTAACAAATCGTGGCGAACAAACAGGCATAGAAGGTAATATGCCTAAGGGTTCAAGTCGTGCATATTTGCCTTTGAAAGATAGAGAGCAAATTACTTTGGATGGTAAACGGACAAATCTGAAAACAGGCATGAAAGTTGCAATTCGTGCCACTTTAGATAAACACCATGATAGAAAAAAATATGATGGAATGAGTTTAGGTCAGTTACAGAATGAAGCAGAAGGCGGAGATCATTTTGTCAACTCAAATTACAGAATAATAACAAAAGATCATTCTACTGGTCATTATCATTCTAATAGCGAATCAGGTATATTTCCTCCTCAAATAGATCATGACCACGATACACACGAATGGACACATGTTGGTCATGTTGATAAAATAGGTGGAAAACAATTTAGAGATTTGACAAAAACAGAATCACACCCTAAAGGTATTAGTCATTCTGAATTTTGCGAATCTCTTGAACGAGCATGGAATAAAGATCATGGTAAATACTGGAAAAGAGGCGAGCTTGATGAAAAGCAATTCGATCATATAGAATCTCATCCATTAGTACAAAAATTCTTAGATCATCAAAGAAATTTAGGTGCTCCTCCACACGATTATAGACAGATGGGTAATATGGGTGTTTGGACTCATCCACATACCGGTGAACAACATATAGTAGCAAGAGATCATGGTTTTAGTGAAAATGTTATGGAAGCATATAAAGAAGCGAGATATAGGTAAGGAATCTAAATGTTACGTTTCACAAAATATATCAAAGAACAATTACTAAGTGAGGGAATCAGGCAAGGACTCCCTCATATTACCACGATGGATCACAAACAATTTGGTGATCTTATAGGTAAAGGTCATATTACTTTACATGACATGACCGAAAAAACTGATGGATCTGCTCATCTTTTTGGACACGATGAACATGGTTTTTATACACAATATACAGGATCTGGCAATGAGAAAATGCGAAGTCCGCAAGACTTTATTGAACGTGCAAAAAGAAGATCACAAGAAACTGGTAAACCTCTCGATTTAGGTGCTGCTAAAACCTTTGGTCACATTCATTCTGTTTTACAATCCAATCAAGCATTACAAGATCATCTCAGAAATCAATACGGTAAAACCGGTAAAGAAGTTAAAGTGAAAGGTGAAATTTTTTATAAGCCTAATGCAAAACCCTCAGATGTACCAGGTGAGGTAAAATTTGTCGGTACATCATATGATCCCAAACATATGGGATCTGTTGGTAAATATATTATACATACTAAATTACCTGAAAATGAAGGTCATGATGTAGAACATTTCAAAAAACATTTATCAAATACAGAAATCAATTTTGATGATGATAAGATTGAAGGAGCCAAACCATCTAAAATAGATGTGAGCGAACACCGTGCAGCATTCAATAAGTTAGATCACACATTACTTGGTTCTAGAACGACTAAAAGTAACAAACAAGCAAAAGAAGCAGAAGAAGCAAAATTATCATCGATTCAAAAAGAAGTATCTCAAAAAGTTGATAATCATATTAGTGAAATGAATTTGAGTCCACGTTGGGGGTCTGGTAGTGAAGGTATCGTTGTTCATCCAACAGGAAATCAACCAAGATTTAAAGTTACATCATCGGCTTTTAGAGAATATAGAACATCTGATGCTGCTAAAAATTTCAAAAAAAGACTTGTGAAAGAAGCTATTCAAATTATTATGGAAGGTGGTAATATAAAAATAGGTAATGTTTCAGCATCACCATTTCAAATAAGAAATAGAACAGAACAAGCCAGAGATATACATGATGCTTTAGGTCAAATACATGACCATTTTCATAGAGAAACAGGTGAACATCTTTTTGGTAAAGGCAAAAAAGCCTTAATGTCAGGATCTACATTTGCAGGTTCCACAAGACAATTAATGGACAAATCAATATCTGATAAAGAATTTACAAAGCATAAACCAACAGTTGGCGATATTGACGTTCAAGTAACTCATGAACATAAGAACGCTCTAGGTAATTTCTTATCACCAGGTAAAAGATTTGGAAAATATACTGTTGTAGGAACTAAAAAACACGGTAACGAAAACACTGCTGTTATGAGACACGACAACGGTGAACATCATCAATTTGATTTTGAAGGTGTGGAATACCGGGACCATGAACCAACAAAAGGTGAACAATTTCTTCATAATTCAAGTTGGGAAGATTCAAAAGCTGGTGTCAAGGGAGCGCACCATAAGATATTGTTGAATGCCGTAGGTTTAGATACTAATAAGTTTTCTATCACTCACGGACTCAGATCAAGAACAGACGAAAGTGATCCCGGCGAGAAAGAACCTGAAGGTGTAGCAAAAAGATTATTTGGCGATAAGGCAGATTCAAGTCGTATAACATCATTTCATGGTGTAGCTGATTTGATCAAAAAACATATACCATCAGATCAACATCAGAGAATTTATGATAAATTTAAAGATTCTGTATCTAAAGCCAAGATGACAGGAAGCGATAATGCCTTGGCAGTATTGCGAAATAAATTGAATGTAAAAGATAATTTAAATGAAGAATCAAAAGAAACACATCATGTCCATATGTCATATCTAGGTGCATCGCCTATCACACATATGGGACATCATATAGATGTAGTAGGATCTATGGGTGAAGGACCTAAATTTGTAGGATTATCTGGAAAATCTAAAGCATTCTCCGACGAAGAAAGAGAGTATATTGCTAATAAACAATCTGGCGGCTCTGCTGAATTTAAAGTTGAGAATTCTCCTGGATTTGCAATCGCAAGAGCATATAATGCTGTATCAAATAAACCAGGTCGAAAAGTTCTTCATTTACATTTTGGACATGATAGAAAAGCCTTTGCTGAAGGATTAAAAAGATCAGTAGAAGCCGGTAAAATTCCAGAATTACAAGGAAATAAATTTGATTCTGTGGAGATTCATTATCCTAAAGATGAAAATCGTTCGCATGGAATGTCAGGCACAAAAATGAGAAAAGCTGCAAATAAGGGAAATTTTTCAGAATTTAGTAAACATCTCGGAAATTTTCCAATATCACAAACAAAAAAAATAATGGACAAGGTGAGAGAAGGAATCAAATCAGGATCAATACCTCTTTTGCGTGAGAATAATGAATATAAAAAACCATTAGTGCCATTTATGAAATATATAGAAGAAGAAACTGAAAAGAAACCAAAAACGCCAGAACAAGAGTTTTATGGATATGAATCCAATCCAAAAAAGAAAGGACCTTCACAATTAGGCAATGTTGGTGATGATGTTCTAAGAGATTTAGCTACAAAATACTTTGGACCTAAAGTAGTAAAGAAAAAAAAGCTGAACGAAATGGAATGTCCTCCTGGTATCAAAAAAATTAGATATAAAGGAACATTAAGAAGAAAAGATATGATGGTGTGCCCTAGAAGATCCGGTTCAAGCTCTGGAGGCAATGGAGATTAATGCTCACTTTCAGACAATACTTGGAAGAAAAAGTTCTGAATCCTGGTTTTAATCCAGACCATGACAAGTATAGAGAGCAATATAGAAATCAAATACATGATGCTATTAGACATTCATATGCACCTATTGGAGGTTATTTAAGTTTAGGTTCTGGTACAAAAGAAGAATCGGATGCCATTCATGCTGATATTAGTAATCCAGATCATGCTATGAAACTTACTAAAAGAGGCGACACAATAACCAGTATTGCTCTATATAGGAAGTTCAAAGGGAGAAAGAGTATTGTATCAGCAACTAATGGTTCAGAACAAGGCAAAAAAGACTTAAGAAAAACTATGGAAGATGACCATCATCATAAACGAGCCTGGAGTGAAGCCTCTGGTGCTGTGGCTCGACTAAGGGAAAAAATTGGATTTCCTAAAATACCGGCAAGTAAAGCGGCAGAACTCACCGGAAAAAGTGATATTATTCCAAAAAATGAGTATACATATACAAGAAATATTGCAGGACATCCACACGAAAAAACCCTTTATGGTTACCCAAAAGACACTTGACAAGCCTTCCTAACTGTGCTATAGTGACTACATGATGAAAAAATACCTAATCTTCTACTTCCATGGATACAACTCGTCGCCTAATACTAATAAGGTTGGGCGACTAAAGTCTGTATTCCCTGACACATATGCTTTTGATATCAATCCTGATCCAGATGTTTCACTCAAGTATCTGGAAGATCAGATCGATATTACACTACTTGACGAAAAGTATATGCATCATCCAAATCTACAAGTAATCTTTATTGGAACATCATTGGGTGCTTGGTATGCTGCTGAATTAGCTGATAAGTATAATGTAAAAGCTATTCTAATCAATCCTTGTTATGATCCACAAAATAGTCTAGTAAAATATAATTTAGATAGGAAAATTTGTAATAAGTATCCTCCGATCAAGTGGCTAAATGATGCTATATACTATATTGCTAAAGACGATGAAGTGATTGATTTTCGTCCAGTTCGATCAATATTAGATCAATTAAATACACACTGGATAGATAACTCCAATCATTGGTTCTCTGGCCCAGAATTTGATAATGTGATTGAGGATATAAAGAATGAAAAGCTTCAACTATGTGGAAAATCTTCCAAAACTACAATCTCTTGAAACTAAAGAAATCAATGGTAAAAGGCACTATCTACTGCCCTCCGGTAAATATGTGCCTTCTGTTACCACTATGCTCGGATACTTCAAAGCACAGAGTATCCAACAATGGCGCAATCGTGTAGGACATCAAGAAGCCAATAGAATTAGTAATCGTGCTTCTACTCGTGGTACCAAATTTCATAATCTATTGGAGAAGTATCTAAACAATTCTCCTATTACATCTATTCTAACTGAAAATGTAATGCCAGATATGAAACAAGCATTCTGGGATATAGAATCTACACTAGATAGGATCGATAACATTCATTACTTAGAAACACCACTATATTCAGAAAAGATGAAGTTGGCTGGTAGAACAGATGCCATTGGTGAATTTGATGGAACACTATCTGTTATTGACTTTAAAACATCTAGTAAACCTAAATCAGAATCCATAATTGAAGACTATTTCCTCCAAGGCACCGCTTATGCTTTGATGTATGAGGAAAGAGTGGGTAATCCTATCGATCAAGTCGTGGTCATTATATCCACTGATGGACTAAAAGAACCACAGTTATTTGTCAAGAATAAAGATGAGTATGAGAATAAGCTATTTGATAAGATTCTAAAATACCACCAAGAAAATAAAGGACTAATATCATGACAAAAGTGATTCTTGTTGATGTTGATGGTACTCTAGCAAATTCAATGCATCGAGAACATTACCTAGAAACAAAGCCAAAGAATTGGTCAGCATATTATGAAAATGCTTTGGAGGATCCAGTCTTTGAAGATATCATTTGGTTGGTAAAACTACTAAAAGATTGTGGTAATACTATTCTTATTGTAACGGCTCGATCCGAAGACCGTAGAAAAATCACTGAACAATGGCTAAATGAAAAAGCTGGTATGTCTGGTGTTTATGATAAAATCTATATGAGAGACATTGGCGATTATAGAGATGATGATGTATGCAAAAAAGATATGTTAGATATGATCAGAAAAGATGGTTATGATCCATATATGGTATTGGATGATAGGAAAATTGTGGTAGATATGTGGCGCAATGAAGGTCTGACCTGTTTACAAGTTCGTGATGGTGTCTAAAATATTTCTTGACAACACAGTGTCTTTGTGATATAAATAAGCTTACATCGTTGAAGTCAAAAGATAGTTGGGGAAGACTTGGCTCTCGGATGCCAATACCTCCACCATATCTTTATGGGGGTAAAAGGAATCGATTCACGACAAAGAGTTGGTGGAGATGTCCCGTGCAAACTGGGTTAACGTAAGAAAAAAACTAAATGCTAATCTAAAAGCATATAATGACAATACACCTTATGAAGTAATGAAAGTTGCAGCCTAAGGTATAGTCGTTCGGGGTATGGGCTCCACCCTGTCAAAGAACGGGCCTATTTTTCTTTTTGGAGAGACACAAGGAGGTTCCAGACGTAAAGAAATGGCACTCAGAGAACATAAACACGTAATCATTCGAGCATATGTCAACAACCCACCACAGGATGCTGATCGATTGTCTGATTGGTGTAAAGAGGTTGTTGCTGCTGTTGGAATGAAGGTTATAGGTGGTCCTCTCGTAGTTTATGGTGATATGCCGGGCAATGCTGGATATACTGCCGTTACTGTTCTCGATTTCTCACATCTGGCTATTCATTCTTGGGATGAAGTATCTCCTGGACTCATTGAATTTGATTTATTTTCCTGTAAAGACTTTGATGTAAATATTGTACTTGACAAACTTGAGGAATTTGATATAGTATCTCATTCAATTATGATGGTGGATCGTGATGACTTTGACAACAGACAAATACCAAAACTCAAATATGCAAGTTAGTAGAGATGAGATAGTTACA